TAGCTCTTTTTATTCAACCGATTCTTTTGGAAAACCTAACGTAATGAAATTGAATGTGAGGTTCGGCTGATGCCATCAACAAAACCAAGACAGACGCAGACAGCACTGGCATTGTCAGGACAGGCTGAACTGAAACCGCAGAGATACAAGAACTACAACCTGACAGAGACAGGACCAGTCATAACAAGGGACACATCACTGAGGTGCCCTTCCCATTACTGCAAGGAAGTGAAGAAGTCATGGAAGGCCATAGTTCCCTCACTCATATCCATGCAGGTTCTGAGTCAGCAGGATTTGCCTGCACTGTCAATCATGTTTGATTGTCTTGAGGAATACTATGCTCAGATGAGGGCAATCAGACTTCTGGATTCCACATACTCAAACGAAGAGGATTATTGGGAGAAAAGGGACAAGGCATCAAAGAGAAGGTCAAAGGCCCTTGATGAATGGGTAAGGCTTGCCTGCAGATTCGGCATACTTCCCACAGAGAGGACAAGGCTTGTTCCCCAGGATACCGGTGAAGGTGAAGAGGATATTCTGGATGTGATTGTGCAGGGGTGATATGACAGGAACAGAGAGATGCTACAGATATTGTGAGAATGTTGAGAAGGGGAAGATACTTGTCAACAGATTCATCAAACAGGCAGTCCAGAGATTCAGGAATGATTTGAGGAAGTCCAGGAAGAAGGACTACCCATATGTCTTTGATGAGGACAAGGCAAACCATTTCATCAGATTCGCTGAGTGTCTGAAACTGTATAAGGATGAATGGGCAGGACATCCTCTGAAACTTGAGGATTGGCAGTGCTTCATCTTCTGCAACCTATACGGATGGGTTGAGAAGGACACAGGGTTCAGAAGGTTCAGGAAGGCCTTTGTGTTTGTGGCCAGGAAGAACGGAAAGAGCACCATTATGTCCACATCAGCCCTTTATGACCTGCTGACCACCAATGGAGCTGAGGTAATCTGCTGTGCCACCAAGAGGGAGCAGAGCAAGATAGTCTATGATGTATGCAGGAACATGGTGCGTCAGAATGATGCACTTGGAAAGAGACTGAGGGTCTACACCTCCACATATAGGATAGTCAATCCCCAGAAGTCAGGGTTCATAAGTGCCATATCCTCCCTTGAGGACAAGGCGGATGGACTTAACCCCTCAATCATCATAGCTGATGAAGTGGCGGCCATGAAGGACTATGGAATCATCAAGACCCTCATGTCCGGAACAGGTTCAAGACCTGAGAGCCTATGTCTTGAAATCACATCTGGCTCTGACAACATGGAGAGTCCTGGAAGGACGGAGTATGAGAGGTCAAGGGACATACTGAGCGGAGCCATTGAGGATGACAGCTTCTTCTGTGTCCTCTATTGCCTTGATGAGGAGGATGACTGGACAAACCCCAAGAACTACATGAAGGCCAATCCCAACCTTGATGTGTCAATCTCCAAGGAGTGGTTGGAGAAACAGCTCCTTGAGGCCTTGCAGAACCCCAAGCTTGAGAGTGAGTTCAGGACAAAGAACCTCGGACAATGGCTGAACAGACAGACTGCATGGGTGAGACCTCAGGTATGGGAGAAGGTCATGAAAAGCAAAGAGAAGTTTGACCCCAAGAAACCATATTATGCCGTGGGAGCCATAGACCTCTCAAAGAGAAGGGACCTGTCAGCATTCACAGTATGTATGTATCAGGAAGGTCATTTCTTCATGAAACACCACTTCTTCTTCCCTAAGGAGGCTATGGCTGAGAAATTGCAGAAAAGCAATGAGATGTGGATGAAATGGAGTGAGAAAGGTCTGCTGACACCTACTCCCGGGGACTCCATCAACTATGAGTTCATCTACAAGGCCATGAGGGATGAGATGGCGGAATACAACATCAGTGAGATATTGTATGACCCCTATAATGCCGCCAGTCTGCTGAATGAGTTCGATGGTGAGTGTGAGCTGGTTGAGGTGAATCAGAGCATCAAGAGATTGAGTCCATATGCCAAGGCCTATGAGGAGGCAATCTACAGCAGGACACTTGTGGACTCCAATCCCATCATACAATGGATGATGCTGAACGCAGAGGTCTATGTTGACCCCAATGACAACATCAAGGTCTGCAAACCCAAGAAGGACAGTGACAAGAAGGTTGATGGAATCATCACATCCCTTATGTGTGTGGGATACATCCAGTCATTGAAGGACACAGATGAACTTGTCATGACCAACACATCCACAGAAGAATTGCATGATTTTCTGAAAGATTTGAAGCTTTGATGCTTATACTAATTATGTAACAACTACTCAGTTGTTATCTGCCATATATCTTTTCCAATTCTAAATTGTTCCCACCTCACAAATGCAGGTGGGTTTTTTTGTATGCAGACTCCGATTGAACTAATTACATAGATAATCAAATGCCCCAAGGAGCAAACAGCAAATGTCAATTCTTGACAGATTCAGGAAACAGAAGAATACGGAGACAAGGCAGTTCTTTCCTTATATAGAGCAATACTATAACAGCGGTCTGTTCTCGGTTGAGAAGAACGCAGCCGTTGATAGAGCTGTAAGTCTTGTCTCAAACACCATAGGAACACTCCCTCTCAAGATGTATCAGTACACAAGGAGAGGGTTGCAGGAGGATTGGAGTTCTCCGTTGGCCCGTCTTATTGCAGACCCTGCTGTGGAGGAGACACCTCAATTGTTCTATCAGAATCTTGTAAGGTTCATGGCAATCACAGGAAACGCATACATCTTCAAGCACAGGAACCAGAAGGGAGAGGTGGTTGCATTGGAGTTGGTTGACCCCAAAGCAGTCATTATCAGCAGGTTCAGTGACGGAAGAAAGAAATACACAATCACAGGTGAGGCAGGCGGGGTGTTCTCTGACAGAGAGATAATCCACATAGCCTTCCCTTCAGAGGGGTATAACGGAACCAAGGGAATGTCACCTGTTCAGGCCCATAGGGACATAATACAGATGAATGATATCCTGCAGGAATACATAGCCCTTACATTCCACAACGGTGTAGGTTCAAGATTCCTGATTACACTGGATCCTGATGCCTATAAGGCAGGTTCCGCCAAACTGAATCAGCTTGTCAGTGAGTTTGCCGAATATATGCAGAAGTTCGTTTACGGGCAGCAGAACTCACAGAGACCTTTGGTCACACCTCCTCAGACAAAGATTTCCACAATAGATATGCCTGACATGGTGAAGGCCAATGTCATGGAGCTCTATTCAACCACCTGTGACCAGGTGTATCAGCTCTTCAACATCCCACCTGAGGTCATAAACAGCAAGGCTCAGAAATACGCGTCGTTGGAGCAGAAATATCAGGACTTCCTGAGACTTGCAATACTTCCATTGTGCAATCATATAGCACAGACCTTCACCAAGGCTCTCGTTCCAGCTGAGGACAAGGGGATATTCTTCTTCAAGTTCAACTTCGATGAGCTTCTGGAGACTGACTACACAAAGAAGGTTGAATCCCTAATCAAGATGTACCATGGTGGAATACTCAATCTCAATGAGGTCAGACACAGACTTGACCTTCAGTCAGTTGAGAATGATACAGAGGGACAGACAAGGATAGTTCCTTCAAATGTCATGGTGTGGAATGAAGAGACCATAGATGCATTCATGGCAAGGTCCAAGCTGGCTCTTGCTGAACTGCAGGAAGACAAACAGCTGAACCACAATGACGGTTCAATCAAAGATGAGAATATGTGATTGAAAGGGAGCATGTTTGCTCTCTTTTCTTTTTCACTAATTACAACATGAAGAAAGATATTGAGATTCGTTCAAATATAGAACTCAGAGCCCTTGAAGGGGAAAAGAGTACCATACATGGTTATATCCCCTATAACAGCAACTCTGAGGGTTTGCCTTGGGTTGAGAGACTTGCCAGAGGGTGCTTCACAAAGACCCTTCAGGAGAGCAGGGACATTCTCGCCCTTTATGACCATGCCACAGGTAATCTTCTTGCCAGAACATCCAACGGGTCATTGAGATTCAATGACACTGATGCTGGTCTTGAGTTCGAGATAGACCTTCCTGAGACTCAGTTGGGAAAGGACTCCTATGAGATGGTCAGAAGCGGACTTATCGGCGGTTGTTCATTCGGATTCACAGCTGTACAGGATGAATGGACATATGAGAACAACCAGGAGACAAGAGTGATTCTTGAGGCCAGATTATATGAGGTCTCATTGGTCGCCCAGCCTGCCTATCCTCAGACAAATGTCGCTGCAAGGTCACTTTCCTCAATGTTTGAGGGAAAGGAACTCACAGAGGATGAGCAGAAGTCTGTTCAGGCGGAGATAGACAAGCTTCAGGCACTTCTTCCACAGAAGGAAGAGGAACAGAAGGAAGAGCCCCAGCAGGAACAGGAAGAAGATGATTCAGCTGAGATGGAAGCCCTTTATGAGAGGTTGAGGGTGGCTGAGGAGACAATCAAGCAATTAGAAGGCTGAGAGCCTTTTATGAACATATAGGTTCATTCAATGACCACCTATGTGTGATTCAGGCAACACAGAAGGCCGTGCTTCACTGATTAGCTATCAGGGGTAGGTAACACCTTATGCCGTACCTATTGACACAGAAGGCAGGATAGAGAAGAACCACAGAAATCAAACATCAAGGAGATTTTCCACATGGAAAAGAGAGAACTTGAACAGAAAGTTGAGGAACTTGAGAAAAGAGCTCAGGAACTCAAAGAGAAAGCCGAAGCCAGAAAGGCAGAGGAAGAAAGAAAGCAGACTTTTTACGAAGGAAGAAAGAACACTATGCATAACGAGAATAGAGAAGCTTGGACTGAAGTAGCCAAGGCTATGTTGGAGAAGAGAGCTTTATCCATCCAGAACAATGTTCTTGGTGATAATGTCGGAACTGGAACTGGCAGAATCAGTCAGATTGCAGATGTTTGGGACCTCATAAAGCAGCGTGAGCCTCTCATGGATAAGGTTTCTGTTTTCAACGGACCTAACTGGGAGACACAGATTCCTGTTCTTGAAGCAAGACCTGCTGTTCCTACAAATGTTGATGAGGGTTGGGACAACAATAACCCCTCAGCAAACAAGGACGCTGACATCTCAGTAAAGAAGATTACTCCTGTCACTCATGTCGCCATACTTCCAATTACCTACGAAGCAGCCAGACAGAGTTTTGTCGGTCTTGAAGAGAGAATCCCAGGACTCCTTGCTGAGTCTTACAGAACAGCTATGTGCAACCTTATGTTCACAGAGCTTTTCAAGGCAGCCAATGTTGCATCTGCAAACCAGATTGAGACCGCTTCTGCTTCTGCAGTCGGTATCAAGGACCTTCTTGACCTCGCACTCGCAGTCAAGGACACAGATATCGCAGAGCCTGTCCTCATCATCAACCAGGAAATCTACTCAGCAATCGCAGCCGCTGAAGCTGGAGTCTATGACTTCGTCAAGGAAGAGCTCGTAAGAGAGAAGAAGGTTGAGGATGTTCCTGTTATCATCACAGGTAAGGCAAAGAAGTTCAGCACCGCTTCTGCAGGTGATGTAGTCGCATGGTGTGGAGACCTCAAGAACTTCGCATTCGGTATCGCTGACCAGATTGAGATTGAGCCTATCAAGAAGCTTGGTAGCTCCAACACATTCTACCAGTCCATCGCAGCCTTCAATGGTGCTGTTATCCAGCCTAAGAATGTCTACGCACTGGTAAAAAAAGCCTGAGCGTCACATCCATTGAGGAAACTTCCGGGAATTCTTTAACTGGATATACAGGAGACTCTGTTGACTACTCAAGCTTGACCTTTGTGGCAACCTATGATGATGAGTCAACAGGGTCTGTGACACCAGCTTCATGCACTCCTTCTGTATGGGGTGAAGCCGGAACAGAAACAATAACCTTCAGTTTTGAAGGAACGGATGTGACTTGTGAAGTTGAGGGAACAGCTCTTGCTCCAGTTGTCCTTGACCATCTTGAATTAACTGGTGACCTTACACATGGAAATCAGGACAGAGGTTCTGTCCCTGATGCATCTGGTGTGACAGTCAAGGCAGTCTATTCAGACGAAAGTGAGGTGACACTCACTTCTGATGATTATACTGTATCAGCATCTCCAGTTGATGGACAGGGCAAGTGGGAATATGGAAACCCCAATAACTTGGAAAGTGGAACAATCACCTATTCCTATACAGAGGATGGTGTGACCAAAACTGCAACCAAGACAGCAGTGCTCCATTATCCGACAGAACAGAATCTGTCAGCAAATGAAGCAGGTTATGTCTATTTTGATATGAACCCTGAGTGGTATACAACAAGCATTACAGGTCAGACTGGAAGTGCCGCTATTGGAGCCATTGAGAACTACTTCCGGGGTGAATGTCAGGTGGGTGATATTGTAGCCCTTCCGTTCTTGGCGGATGACTATGAGAATGACACACCACAGACTTTGGCTTCCCTGACACCTTACATTACAGCCCTTGGTGGATATGTAACCAGTGAAACTGGAACTCCAAATACCCCCAACTTTGTTCCTGAATGGAACTGTAAGGTAAGGTTTGACAACGGAGAGTTCATAACCAACCAGTGCTACTGTGCAGTATCCATCAACGGAAATGCACAGACAGCTCAAGGATTTGATATCATGTATGTCATTGGTAAGCTGACTGCAGTTGATACAACCAATGGATACAAGAGAACAGACCTTGACTTGGATGACGGTGACTTCCAGGGTGCTGAATATCTTGTTCATGTGACAGTCAATCAGTAAGGACTGAAAACAGTGATACAGACAGCCTCCTTCTTCAAGAGGGAGGCTTTTTTTGACCACTAATTATGGTGAATACTGCTTTTTTGTATTCAGGCATCTATAATTTCCTCCTATTCCCACCTTCACAAATGAGGGTGGGTTTTTTCAATCAACTGAAACAGAACTAATTACTGTATGAAGTGCAATTGCGAAGAACATATGAAAGACCTCATGGACAAGTTCCAGTGGTATCTGAATGATTTTGAAGATAGTGAAGAGGCTCTTTCACTGAAGAACCAGTATCTCAATACAGCCAAGGAAATCGTTGAGAATTATTTAGGATACTCCATAGATATTCATGATGTGACTGAGGAGCATATCTCCATTCATTCCAGGGATATCTATCTCAGAGAGTTCCCTGTCCAGGAAGTATATTCTGTGAAAGTCAACGGGAAACATCTTCCTGCTCTGTCTTTCTCTCTCAGAGGAGACCATGTGAGAATCAAGGAACACTTCTGCATTCCATGTGATGCAGAGATTGAGGTCCAGTATTGTGCAGGATACAGAAAGATACCTGATATTGTGGAACAGACCATATTCAGACTTGGTTCTCTCCTCAAGACCGAAGCTAATGGGAACATTGGCTTGACATCCCGCACTTATGGGAATGACGGAACAAGGTCATATCTCAATTACACCTCATATTCCAAGTATCTTGACCCTCTTTACCCTCTGAGAACAACCAAGCTCACATGAGGTGAACGGTCATGTATATTACCGTAAAAGCAGACATCCAAGAAGCCACAGATACACTTGAAGGATATGAGAAGAACAGAAAATCCATCAAGAAGAGCCTTCTCAAGATGTCAGGAAGGAAAACAAAATCAAAAATCAAGAAATCCTTCGGGTCATATCTTCATAAGAGGTCAGGGAATCTATACAGAAGCATCAAGACCTATACCTATTACAACGGAAAAGCCCAGGTTGTCACTGCACACAAAAAAGAAGACAAGTACAGATATGGATTCGCCTTGGCTCATGGGTATGATGTTGAACCCAAGAACTCAAAGGCATTGACATTCCAAATAGATGGTAAATGGTTCCGCTCACATCATGTCCATGTTGATGCAAGAGACTGGGTTGAGGAACCTGGACAGAGATATCTCAATTCACAGGAATACAGAACAGACCTTGATACCCAGCTTCAGAAGGAAGTGGACAAGATTGACAGAAGAGAAGCCAAGAAGGCAGGTCTGACTAATTAACACATGATTACTACTCTTTCCATTTTGAACAATCTTGAAAAACTCATAGCTGAACATCTCAATGACTACCTTGATGCTGTTGAGGGAATGGATGTGAAACTCCCTGAAATAGGAACAAGGAATGTCAGTCAGGATTTCCCGGATACAGACAGTATGCCTATGCCAAATATGTTCAATATAGTGGCCACATACAGTGAGAACGAAGAGCTGTCTGTAGGAAGTGATTTATCCACATTGAACGTATCAGTATTCATCTCATGTAAGAGGGAGAAAAGTTCCGTATTACAGAAAAGGGTTCTGGGGTATGTATCAGCCTTTGAGCTCCTTCTTTGGCACCATCAGAATCTTGATGGTCTGACTGATATGTGTGATGTGGTCTCTTGTGATTACTATCCCTCAGTCAATGGAGACATAAATGTGTCAGGAGTGGAGATTTCATTGGCCATTCAGTACGCCAAAGAGTATGTCTGACTTCTTCAACTAATTAGGTATCAAGAAAAAATCTTTTACAAGGAGACTTTTTAGAATATGAGTCAATATATCACAGGTGCTGGAAGCTCATGTTGGGGTTGTCTTGAGACTACCTTTGGAGCAGGATTCCCAAGTGGAGCACAGACTGCAGACACCAGTCTTGTAAACATGACTTCTGAAAGCATTTCAACAACTTACAACAGACTTGAGGAAGGAACACTACTCGCTTCCAAGACAAGACCTGCCCAGGACTTGGCTTCGGTCACAGTATCTGGTGGTATCTCCACAATTTTCAAGCCTGATTTCGCAGATTTTGTCCTTGAGTGGGCAATGGGAAAGAAGTCCAATACCACTGATGATACTGCTGATGACTATGTGGATTATTCATGGTATGTGGATTATGATGTATCTGAGTATCTTCTTGCTGACCCAGATGAGGACCTTCCTTCAGCAGTTCTTTATCTCAACAGATCACTTCCCAAGAAGAACAACCTTCCTCAGAACTTCCTTTATGATGGTCTGACAATCAGTTCATTGGCATTTGATTGTACTGCCCAGGATTTCGTCAAGGCTGACATCAACATCAACGGTCATAATGAGACCCTTCAGAATGCCAACCCTTCTCCTGCTGCTCCTGGCAATTCCTCAATAGGTTCATATAAGTGCACCTCTGCAAGACTTATCAAGAAGGCTGCAGGAACAGATGACCTTGAGGACTGGTTCGATAACAGATACTTCCCTTGGGATGTATGTCCTTCTGATGTCCTTCATAAGGTATGGGATGTCTCAAGAGCCCAGCTCACAATAGACAACGGACTTGAGGATGCACCTGCAACATATTGTTCAGGACTTTATGCCAACCAGCCATCACATGGACAGAGAAGTGTCACACTTGCATGTGAAGTTCCTTACTCTGATTCATTTGAGGAGTTCAGACAGCAGTATTATGCAAATACCAATCCTGACAATCTTGCACTCCTTCTGGCTTTCTGCACAAAGGAAACCCATAAGGAAGATGGAAAGGATATTCCTGACCATCAGATTTTCATCATCATTCCTAATGTGAACATAGATGGTGCTGATGCCAATGTCAGCGGACAGGGCCTTATCAACTCCAACTTCACTGGAACAGCACTCTCAATCGGAAGTGTTGAGCCTATCAAGATTATCAAGGCTGACTATAACCCAGCATAAGAGAAAACCAAAGGGGGAGTAAACCTCCCCCATACATATAGGAGAAAATACAGATGTATAGAAAAGATTTGAATTACAGCAACTCCCTCAGAAAAGTGAAGATTGAGTTCGGAACACTTCTGGGACTTGAAAGAGATGAAGAGGCATATGTCACTCTCAGAGAGCTTGACACAATGACCATTCTGAAACTCAAGGATGTCTCACAGACAGGTAATCAGAATGATGTGATGGAGTTCTTCAAGGAAGTCCTTCCCAAGATTATTGTGACCCACAATCTGTATGAGACAGAGACAAAGATTATGACCAATCAGGCTGTCACAGACTTCATATATGAGAAACTTGATTTGACAAGCAAAATTATAGGGGGTTACACAGCTGCCATGTTTCACCCTAAACGAAACGGAGCGGATGGAGATACACAGTCTGGCAAAGATGATATTCCTGAATCAAAGGAATGATGAGGTCTTCAGGGAGTATAAGGAATGGTTACCCTTCATAGTGGACATCTATGCTCCAATAAGGGACAGTGAAACTGGTGATTTCAGATTTCTTCCGTTTCCAGGTTCTTTGATGGACCAGCCATACTCCACTATGGAAGTATTAAAGGAAATCCAAAATACTTATAGGGAAGTTTGCAAAGAAAAACAAGAACAAGCCCTTCAAAAAGCAAAAGCAAAGAAATAAACTAACAGCCCTTCACTTTATATTAGAAAGTGGAGGGTTTATTTTTGATATGAAAAAGATTTACAGAATCTACAGATACACAAACATTTTGAATGGGATGAAGTATCACGGAAAGACTTGTAGGCAGCATCAGTCAACGAGAACTGGAAAAAATGGGAAAAGATATGTTGAAAATTGTCCAAGGTTCGGAGAAGCCATCAAGGAGTATGGGTGGTCTAATTTCAAATATGAAGTCCTTGAAGATGGTCTGACCAAAGAGGAAGCTGAGGTCAGAGAACAGTATTGGATAGAGAAAGAGAACTCTATTTGGCCTAATGGTTATAATGTGACATTGGGTGGAGATGGTACAAAAGGAGTTCATAGGGTCTTTTCTGATGAGTGGAGAAAGAAACATTCAGAAGCTATGAAGGGGAAACAAGGTTTTTTCAAAGGGAAACACCATACAGAAGAAGCCAGGAAGAAGATATCAGAAACAGGAAAAGGAAGAACCCCATGGAATAAAGGTCAGGGTACTGAGGTTCTTCAATTCACCAAAGATGGTCAATTTGTTGCCAAATATTCGAGTGCAAGTGAAGCTGAAAGGCAAACAGGAATAATCAGAGGAAGTATTTTGAGGTGTTGTAAAGGAGAAAGAAGGTCAGCAGGTGGGTCTATCTGGAAATATGCCTGACTTCTACCAACAACTAATTAAGAGAGCAAAAGCTCTCTATTTTTTTTAGTCGGAGGAATCCACTATCTCTACCGCAAAAATAATTATCAAAGCCGAAGACCAGTTACGTGCCCCTCTTAAACAAGCTCAACAGGAACTCACAGGATTTGAATCTGTTGCTTCCAAGGTAGGAAATACTCTAAAGACTGCTTTCACAGTGACTGCTATTATCAAAGGAATCCAGGAATTAAGCAGAGCAGTCGCAGATTGCGTAAATGAGTTCAAACAGTCAATAGAAGTTGACACAAGACTGAATGCTGTCATCAAGGCCACAGGTCAGCAGTACAAATATACAACAAGAGACATCAAGGAATATGCATCTGCTCTTCAGGAGCAGACAAGGTTCGGTGATGATGTCATAGAGCAGTCAGCACAGTTGTTGGTTGCAACTCAGAAGTTCTCCAAGGAAGGACTTGAGAGAACACTTGAACTGTCAGCTGATTTGGCAGAGGCCATGGGAACAGACCTCACTTCTGCTACCTCAACATTGTCCAAGGCACTCATAGAACCTGGTGAAGGACTCAACAGACTCAAGACCATAGGTATTTCATTCACAGACGCTGAAGAGGACATGATTAAGAAACTCAGAGAAGCAGGTGATGAACTTGGAGCTCAGCAGGTCATTCTTGACAAAGTTGAAAAGGCCTATGGTGGAGTTGCTGAATCTGTAGGCTCAATAGACACCTCAACACTGGACAAGATTAGTAATGTTTGGGGAGACCTCAAGGAAGATTTGGGAAGTGTGTTCACTACAGTTCTTGGTCCTGTGTTTGACTGGATATACAAGACACTCTCAAGACTGGAAAGGTTTGCCAACAAAATCAAGAATGATGTTGACTTCAACAAGGCAATGGTTGAAGGAGACTACACAACCTTAGCGAACAACTTTGACACCGATTTCCTCACTGGCAAGCTCAATGAAGTAAGTAAGGACTATAATCGTGCTGTAAAGGAACTGAGTGGTGAATACTTCAATGAAATGTCTCTTATAAATGAGAGATATGGCCTTACAATAGAGGATTTCATTGACCAGTCATTTGAAGAACAACAGAGAATACTTACAGAACTCTTTGGTGACAGTCCAAGGATTCTGGGAATATTGGAGGAAGCAGACTTCGGATATCAGTTTTCAACAATCACTAAGGCTCTTGAACTTCAGAGACAGCAGGAGGAGGAGTGGAATAAGCAGCTCATACAGGCTCAGAATGCAGCGTTAATCAAGGCTGCTGGTGGTCTGAGTGGAATATTCAAGTCAGCCACAGACTCCGCTCTGACAGGATTTTTCTCCGATAATCCGATTACCGTTGATGGAATAACAGGTGTAAGTATTGGAAACACCATGTTGAAGGGTTACTGGGGTACCGGAGTTTCAGATTCCACATACATGAGCACCATGTTCGGTGACATAGGAATGTGGGCTCAGACAACTCAATCCTTCATGGAGACCTTCTATGAATGGGAGTCTGACTTTGATGAATGGGTCAGAAAGTATGGAGAACCTGACAGAACTTCTGGAGCTGGTTTCAACTTTGGAATCAGTTCAGGAGACTTTGGTCTGACAAACTCCTCACTTGACTTCTCAAGTACAATGTCATTGTTAGGTCCTAATGGAGTAAAGAACCTTGGCTTCGACAGTAAGACCATATATGATGGTCTCACTCAGTATGGCGGTTTGTCCAAGACCCTCAAGATAGACAATCTCACTGAAGAGATAGAAAGACTTACCACTCTTCAGGAATCCACAGAGGGTCAGATGTCTGTCTATTATCAGGAAATGATAGATGGACTTGATGACCAGCTTAAAGAACTCACCAAGATAGAGAAGGACCAGAGGACCTTCCTGGATAAGATGGGAGAGAAGGTT